ACGCAAACCGTTGGTACGGCATGGACTTCAACTACAGGAACAACTTGGAACCATACATCTACAGGTGTCGGTACTATAGACCTACAGGGTGCTGGTAGTGAAGTTACTGCAAAGAATGGTGGTTCAACAAACATATCTCTCACTACTCACGTTCACTCTCAGGGTGCTGATTCTGATGGTGATTCTGAGGTTAACACTGACGCACCCGTGGCATAGGAGTAAACGATGGTAGATTTTGCAAATTCAAATCTATGTGGTGCAAGTCCAGAGATGAACGATTTGTTCAAGAAGTTGGACGAGGCTGCAGCAGATATTGAATCAAAGATTGATGCTGCAGCATCTGAAGCAGCCGGTGCATTTGCATCTGCACAGAATGAACTTAACACATTAACTGCAAAATTGCAGTCTATTGAGATTCCACAACTACCAAAACTAAATCTACAGGCAGAAATTAAAGCATTGTCTGAACTTATACCAGGCACACCCGCATATCTATCTTCTCTTGCAACAATTACAAAAGAGTTTGGTGCAGACCTTGAGGCTGCGGGTAAGGATTTGGGTACACTGGTCAGTGATGGACTATCTGCAATTACCTCTGGTGGTAATATCTGTAATGTGGTTCCTAACATTGAAAAGGAAGCGGGTAGTACAAATCCAGCAACAGAGAAAGCAACAAACGTTTTGCAGGCAGCAGTTGCACCAGAAACGGAAACTGTGTCTACTGTAACACAGAATGCAACCGTTAGTAAGACAGTTACAGAAAATAAAGCAAAGGTAGAATCTTATGCGGTTTCTAATCAAGCACCAACTGAGGATAGAGGTGCGATAAAAGTTGTAAAGGCAGAAAAAACAATTAAGACTCCATCAGGAGGAGAGGCAAAAGTTGTTCAGCCCGGATCAGGAAAAACCTTTACTCCTGACGGGGGTATGACCAATAGAAAATCAAAAAGATTAGAAAAATTTAGTTTGTCTCAAATAACAAAACTTGGTAAAGATGGGAACTTTGGTGAACTATTCGCATTGAAAGTTACATTAAAGAATGAACCAACAGGCATGGTTGCTATTTCTTTATACCTTGGAGATAATATGAAAAATGCTCTCGTAGTACCAGAGGAAGGTTCGACTAATCAAAAAATTATCGGTACACATTATAATAGTTATTACGGACCACATATGTATTTGTGGATAAAGACAGATGCGGGTGGTACAGGTTCTCAAAACGTAAAAATTAATGGGAAAGAATTGATATTCTCTATGCCGGGATCATTGTTGGAAGATCACCCCGGCAATATTGTTGCTGTTGATAATGAAATTCTCAACATAAAAGGCACGTTTCGATGTTTTGGACGATTCCCTGAATCTGTACAAGATGGTGTATTTGGGCCAGGAAGGTTTCTGGTTAACGAGAAAGGCAACAAAGCATTTGGTGGTTATGCTGCAATCATAGAGTATCAGTATCTAGAAAATTATGACCCAGGCCCATCAACATGATACTAAAAAGAAAATCTATAGTCACACTAAATATACTTTATTGGATGCCTGATTATAAGGACATTCTGCAAGAGTTTATTTGGCAGACACAGGATGTTAAACCAGACTATCCAAGAGTACACAAGTTTTTAAATTTTTGGCATGAGAACATTGATGCAGTTATATCAGAAGTTCTTTTATGCGATGAGTATGATACATCATACAGGCCAGTGAAGGAGATTATTAATGGCTAAGAGGAAGAAGCAAAGAGCCCACCAAGTATCTAAGGGAGAGGGTTCAAATGTGAACAAGAAACTACTCAATGCAGTTCGTAATGATACGACTCTATTGCAGATGACAACTAACAAAAGAAATGCTTGGTTGAAGGGTAAGAATGTCATGTTGACTATTCCTAATCCCAACGAACAAGAAACAAACAAAAGATTCATTCGAGTTAATGCGAAAGACGTATGGGGTTCACCCAAGAAGTATATTATGAAACAAACTGCGAGTGAGTGAGTATAAATAATATAAAAAGGATTACTCATGGCCCACGGAGCATCTCTAAACACAACTTATTCTGATGCACAGTCCAGAAATATCAATCTTGATAGGGATGCACAGGTATATAAAGACTTAGACTTGTTCTTTGGTAGAAAGAGTGCAACCAAGGATATCTCAAAGGTAAATGGTATTCAGGCAATCAAGAGGTCTGTGAGAAATCTTATTCTCACCAATATCTATGAGAAACCCTTTCATCCAGAGATAGGTTCTGGTATTCGTGATCTATTATTCGAACCACTAAGTCCTATCACTGCATTTGTATTATCACAGAAGGTTGAAGATGTAATTGAGAACTTTGAACCAAGAGCAAGACTAGTTGGTGTGCGGGCAAACCCTGACTTGGACCGCAATTCTTATGAAATCACCATTGAATTCTATGTACAGAATGCTCCTACAGAATTAGTTGATACCACAGTTCTATTAGAGAGACTACGATAATGGCCGCAAATCCAAGACGACTGAATGTAACAGAGTTAGACTTTGATGATATCAAAGACAATCTAAAAATATTCCTTAAAGGACAGACAGAGTTTACTGATTACGACTTTGAAGGTTCTGGTATGAATATTCTTCTCGACACTCTAGCATATAATACTCACTATCTTGCGTTCAATGCGAACATGCTCGCAAACGAAATGTTTCTTGACAGTTCTTCTCTGCGTTCATCTGTTGTATCACATGCAAAAACACTTGGATATGTTCCACAGTCTGCAAGGGCTGCAACTGCAACTGTCGAGGTTGCACTAAACACCACAAACGCAACTGCAACGATGGATGCAGGAACTGTGTTTAATACAACGATTGAAGGTGATGCATATACCTTTATCAATCCAATAGAAAAAACTGCGGCAAATATTGGTAACAGTATTGTGTTCCCTAACCTTGTTCTTTATGAGGGAACGTTTGTCACTTCCAGATATACGGTAGACACATCTAATGTCGAGCAGAGATTCTTAATTAATGACAATAGAGTAGATACTCGTACACTTACTGTTAAGGTTCAGAACTCTGCATCTGATTCCACCACAACAACTTATACTCTTGCAACAGACATTTCACAAATCACTGACACAAGCCATGTATACTTTTTGCAAGAAGTTGAGGTTGGTAAATTTGAGGTATACTTTGGTGACGGTGTTCTTGGTAGTGCATTGTCAGATGACAACATTGTAATTCTTCAGTATGTTGTGTCCAATAAGGAAGACGGAAATGGTGCTTCAGTATTTACATCTGCTGGTGCGATTGATACCGTTTCAAGTGTGATTGTCACAACGATTGATAGTTCTTCTGGAGGTTCTGAAGCAGAGTCAATTGAATCTATCAAACTCAATGCACCTTTGGATTATGCTTCACAGGGTAGAGCTGTAACGACAGAGGATTATAAGACTCTCGTAAGACAGCTCTTCACACAGACTCAAGCCGTCGCAGTCTTTGGTGGGGAGACAGGTTCTTTCGACACAAGTATTGGTGTGACTTCTACACCAGAATTTGGTAAAGTTTTTATTAGTGTTAAATCAACTACTGGTGAAAATCTAACTGAGACACAGAAAGAAATTTTGAAGAGAAACTTACAACAATATACAGTTGCTTCAATTACTCCTGTAATCGTTGATCCAGAAACGCTCTTCCTTATACTTCAGTCAAATGTCAAGTTCAATCCAAATGCAACAACAAAGGGTGAGGCAACTATTGAATCCAATGTTCGTAGTACAATTACAAATTATAACGCAGACAATCTGAATACCTTTAATGGTTTGTTTAGACACTCTAAGTTGACGGGGTTGATTGATGATACAGATACATCAATTACTGGTAACTCATTGAATGTTACTCTGGCAAAATACGTTATACCAACTTTAGCAGAATCAAAATCTTATAAAGTTTATTTCAACAACAGATTATATAACCCACACTCTGGACATAATGCTGGTGCTGGTGGTATCGTTGCATCAACAGGGTTTGGTATTGTTGGTCAGGGAAACACAGAATTTTTCTTTGATGATGATGGGAACGGCAATATTAGAGTTTATTATCTAGTTTCTGGTGTAAGAACATATCTTGATTCTACGGCAGGAACAATTGACTACACGAGTGGTATTATCTCTATAAATCCGATATCTATTAATAGTGTTTCTAATGTTGATGGTGTAACTTCTACACAAATTCGTATTACTGTTACACCAGACTCACTTGATATTGTTCCAAAGAGAAATCAGTTACTTGAAATTGATTTGGTGAATACCACTGTGACTGCATCTGTTGATACAGTTGCCCAAGGTAATGACTCAGGCAATACTTTATTCACAACAACATCTAGTGTAACCACACCATCGAGTTATAACTAATGGCACCTTTTGACGGCAGATATTCACCAGACCTTATTAATAAGGTCAGCACACAGATTGATGGTCAACTTCCCGACTTTGTGGCAGATGACCATCCTGTATTCTCGTCCTTTCTTCAGAGTTATTACAAGTATCTGGAGTCTGGTGAACTTGTCGTCTCTGCAACAATTGATAATCTACTTCTTGAGGTAGAAACAACCACTCGACTTCTTGATGAGAATGCAGATCGTATCGTTCTTGAGAAGGGAACTGGTACTACAGGTAAGTTTGTCGTTGGTGAGATTATCACTGGGTCTACTTCCAAAGCTACTGCCGAGGTTCTTGTTGATGACTTGGGTAATGATGAAAGGCCAAGACTATTCATCACATCTCAACAACAGTTTATAACTGGTGAGACAATCACTGGTGCAACCTCTGGTGCAACTGGCACAGTAACGAGTTATCGTGCAAGTCCTGTACAGAACATTCAACAACTTCTTGCATACGCAGATGTTGACAATACTATCTACGACTTCCTAGAAGAGTTTCGTAAGTCATTCATGAATGCAATTCCAAGTAGTCTGGCTACTGGATTGGACAAAAGAAATCTTACAAAGAATATTCGTGAACTCTATCGTAGGAAGGGAACACAAGAAGGTATCAAACTTTTCATTCGTATTCTTCTTGACGAGGAAGCCGAAGTATTTTACCCCAACACAAGAATGCTTCGTGTGTCTGGTGGTGATTGGGATCAACCAACAATTATTCGTGCAAGTCCAATTGGAACTCCTATTCATGGTGAGTTGGAAGGACAAAAGATTACTGGACAGACATCTGGTGCAACTGCAAGAGTTGAGGCTTGTGCAACGTTTGTTGACCCAACTGACTCTGCTACAATTGTAGAAATTACTATTGGTGATATTAACGGGACGTTTACAAAGGATGAAGAGATACATGGCGTCTCTGGTGTTATTGATGTAGTCTACAAATATAATATACGACAAATTATAAGTTCTGCAACAGTATCTAATGATGGAATTCTTTATTCTACAAATGATGTAATTGATGTTGAGACAGATACAGTAATCGGTAGTGGCGATGTTGATGCTGTTGTGGGGCAAGTTGAAACTGGTTCTGTTAGTGGTGTTGAAGTAGATGATGCCGGTACAGATTACGAGATTGGTGATGTTCTAACATTTACTGACAATACATCAGAAGCAGGACTTGTTCAGTCTGCTACCGCTCGTGTTGCTGTTGTACATGGTTCTATTCTCCTTGAGGATGGTGAGACACTTCTTCAAGAAGGTGCAACCAATAGAGAGGTTGAGTATTTCAATATCGTACAGGAGGATGGTGGAGAACTATTCTTTGAGTCTGGTAATGCCGCAGTAGAAGTTGGTGGTATCAACACAGAGGCAACACTTGGTAACAGAATTCAAGCAGAGGCATCTATCTTTGAAGAAAGAGTGGATGTGTCAAAAAGAGATGATGACACATTTATTCTAGAGTCTGGTTCTGGTGATATCACAAAAGTATTTCTACAGGACGGTGGATTTGGATATTCCAAACTTCCTACTATCACGATTACTTCAAAATTTGGTAGTGGTGCGAAGCTTCTTGCGACAACAAGTGACATTGGTAGAATTGAAGATGTAAATCTAAGAACAGTTGGGTTTGATTATCAGGTTGCTCCCGTTGCTGAGTTCCGTGCAAACTTTGTCGTTAAGGATGTAAGTGGAACCTTTGGTGTTGGAGATGCACTTACAAGTCACGTTGGAACAGTTCGTGCATTTGAAACAGGAACACAAGTTCTGACAGTTTCATTTTCTGACATCGAAAGAATTGTTAGTGAAGACGGAACCTTTGATAATATTGTCCTTGATGGTACAGACCCAACAGGCAGTTTTGATACTGGTGACTATCTTGTATATGAAGATGCAATTGATTTCTCTGGTAAAGATGTTTCTATTACAACTTCATCAGCCAGTGCAACGATTGTAAATGCAGACATTGCAAAAGGAAATCTTAATGTAGGAATGACTGCTGACAGATTTGGACGATATCCAGATATCGAAAGTCTTATTGGTGAAGACCTTATTCGTATTCAAGATTCTTATTATTATCAACAGTTCTCATACGAAGTTCAAACTGCATCTGGTTCTGGATCATATCTAAACCCACTGAAGAAATCTGTACATCCATCTGGGTTTAACGTATTCAGTAAGGTTAAGTCATCTACTGCTGTGTATGCGGGTATCTCTACACCAACTGGTGCAACACTTGGGGACGAGTATGTTGCAGATACAAATACGTTTAGCCCAATTCTTGCATCCACATTCGAAGTTCTCTTTGATGAGGTTATAAGAAGAAGACACAAAGTATTTGATCAAGTTTCTCCTGATATTCTTCTAGAAGATTCAATCGGTGGTACAGTTCTCAGTGAAAACAATGAGAGAATGATTCTTGAGGAGGGTGATGTTGCAAATCCAACCGAAGATTATGAACTCAGAGTTATTAGAAAAACCCAAGTACAGGTTAGTGTAAAACCAAACCGTATCAGTGACATTGCTAATGGAATATCATTTATTAGTAATGTAACTCAAGAGAGTATTCTTGGTGATACACTTGCTCTAGAGTATGGTAGTGAATTTGAATCTGATGGTATGATTGGTGACCTTCTTCTTGACAATACGGCAGACGTTGGTACTGCTAATGTTGGTGATAGAATACTTTTGGAAACTGTTGAAGATGTCAATATTGGACAAGGCATTTCTGTTAACGATTACAGTCGAGTAACGGAAGGATTTAACTTAAGTGATTTGAGTGTTGTAGATAAGTTAAATATAACTGATCAGTTCGACACTGTTAATATTTTGTTAGAGGACAGTTCTCCTGGCTCTATCATGCAAGAGGATGGTACTACAGTATCGACAACACATGGTGATGAAATACTTCTTGAGCAAGGTACTGGTTTAACAATTGGTGGAAAACTTTCTTTAGAAAGTCAAGTCATTGCACTTGAAGATGAGACTTCTATTGGACATACACCTGTCGAAGTGTATTCAAGTCAGTCGGTTGTTCCAAGATTTACTCGTTCTGCTGAAGTGTATGTTGCACAAATTGGTAGGTTGTATTACGAACCAGAGATTGATCAAGGTGATACACAAATTCAATATGAAACTGCAACCACAGATGCAGCAGGAACTAACATTGGTGGAAATAACGTACTTCTGGAATCTGGAACTTATGCGAGTTGCATTGAATCAGTATATGGGTTTATTCCTCGTGGATTTTATTTCTCTGATGGAGAAACAACGTTTGATACGGGTGGTACAACTTGGGATGCTGGTGTACCTTCTCCACCACCTGCTGCTGGTGCATCTGCGGCAACATATGATGAAACAGACTTTACATATGATGATACAAGTGAGACTTTTGACCAGACAGGTAGTTAAAACTTTATAAATATAAGAATAATAGAGGAAAAGTCATGGCAAAACAAACAGTAGGTATCGGTACAGTTGCTGACGATGGTACAGGTGATAATCTACGAGATGGTATGGACAAAGTTAATGATAACTTTGATGAAATCTATACTGCACTTGGAGATGGTTCTGCCCTTTCATCTGGCATTAGTTCCGATGCAACACAAATCACTCTAACTAGCCCAAGCATTACTGGTAATACAGTGTTTGCTGATGGTGCATTTGATTTTGATGTTGCCAGTCATGATGGTTCAAACGGACTTAAACTTGGTGGAACTCTCGTCACATCTAGTGCTGCAGAACTTAATTTTGTTGATGGCGTAACATCTGCAATTCAAACTCAGTTAGACTCAAAGTCGCCCCTAGCATCACCAACATTTACGGGAACTCTTACTTACGCAACACTCAATGATGGGTCAAATGATTTAACTTCTACAGCCGCAGAATTAAACTTACTGGATGGACTTACTGGTACAATTAAAACTGCTGGTACAGACACAATCTGGGTTCCCGCTGGAGCAATGCGTCCAACAGTTTCCAATGGTTGTGCTCCAATTACTGAAGTCGAAACAACCTCTGGTCGTCCAGACATGCAAGTTCTAGACTTCGATGATGGTTCTGATGAACATGCACAGTTCTCTATTGCATTCCCTAAGAGTTGGAATGAGGGAACAATTACATTCCAAGTTTATTGGACTACAACCGCAACCGATACTGATGGTGTTGCATGGGGACTACAGGGTGTTGCAGTTTCAGATAACGATACCATTGATGTTGCATATGGAACTGCTGTTGTAGTAACAGATGATGCTTTAGGTGCTGCAGAAGATCAGTGTGTGACGGCAGAGAGTAGTGCTGTTACAATTGCTGGAACTCCTGCTGTTGGTGACATATGTTATTTCAGAATTTTTAGAGATGTCTCTGATGCAAATGATGACATGACAGAAGATGCAAGACTTATTGGTGTAAAGATATTCTTTACTACAGACGCCACTAATGATGCGTAATAGAAGGTAACAAGGAACTATTATGGCAAAACAATCACTTTCTCTGGGAACGACAGTAAACGATGGTACTGGTGATCCTATCCGCACCGGCGGTGATAAGATAAATGACAACTTCAATGAGATTTACACTCTACTTGGAACTGGAACCGCACTAACTACTGGTTTAAGTGCAACTTCTTCTGTCGTAACTCTTGCTGGTCCTACTGTTACTGGTGTTGCTTCTTTTGCTGCTGGTTCTGCTGCTGCCCCTTCAATCACAAAAACAGGGGATACAAATACAGGTATCTATTTTAGTGCAGCAGATGAAGTCGCATTTACGACCGGCGGCACTCAAAGACTTAAACTTGATAATTCAACTGCAACTTTTGCTGGTGCTATTACCACTGGTGGTAATATCGTAATTCCAGATGCAGGAACGATTGGTTCTGCAACAACCACTGGTGCAATTACAATCGCTGCAAATGGTAACGTTACATTTTCTGGAACAGTTGCTGCTGTAGGAACAGTAGACTTTGAAATTAAAAATTCAGCGGGAACAACATTAAAAACTGTTAAGAGTTTCGCATAAATAACTGTAGGGTTAAAGGAATAACAAATGACTGCAATCATCACACAAAAATTCAGACAACATAACGCCGAACAGTTTTATGAGTCATTCTCAGAGACTGCAAAGTCAACATATTACATGTTGATTGGTAAGGCAACTTCATTTACTGCTGGAACCAGTGGTGGAACTGACTCTGCACCACCAACTCCTGTTGATGATGTGTCCAGTGAGTTCTATGTTTGGGATCAGACCATTGCTGGTAAGAATATTGCAACTACTGATGTTCAGTATGTTATTCCCCGTAGAGATTGGGCAAACGCAACAACATATGACATGTATGACGACACTGTTAGTGCATCAAATACTTCTACATCTGGTGCAACAAATCTGTATGACTCAACATTTTACTTTAGAACATCAGATAACAGAGTGTACATGGTTCTAGACAATAATGCTGGTACTGCATATTCTGGCACAGAACCAACTTCCGAATCAAATACGCCCTTTGCTTCTGGTGGATACATTCTTAAGTACATGTATACCATCAGTGCATCTGATCAAGTTAAGTTTCTAACAACGGACTTTATGCCTGTTCGTACAAACTCAACTGTTTCTTCTGCTGCAACTGATGGTAAAATCGAATCACTCGTTGTTACTGGTGGTTCTGGTTATACAGCGGGAACATACTATGCGGCAGTTTATGGTGACGGTGCAAACCAAGGGACTGCCTCTGGTGCAATCGTAAAGATCGTTGTGGACGGAGACGGTGTTCTCAACGCATTCGGTCTAACAGATGGAACAGACACAACTGTTTATGCGGGCGGTTCTGGATATACTTTCGGAACTGTAAATCTTGCATCAGGTTATACATTCTCAGATGCAGCCCTAACAAGTTCATCTCCAATCGGTGGTTCTGGTGGTTCCATTCGTGTTGTGATTAGTCCAAAAGGTGGTCATGGTTCAAATGCCGTTGACCAACTTGGTGGTCACTATGTTATGTTGAATACACTCTTTATCGGTGCAGAACGTGATGACCTTCTCACAGGTAACGACTTTAGAAACATTGCAATCGTAGTTGACCCAACTAACTATGGAACTTCCACAGTTGCAACAGATGCAACAATTCGTCAGACCTCTGCACTTAAACTTACAGGTGTAAGTGGAACATTTACTGCTGACGAGAAGATTACTCAGACATCAACAGGTGCGATTGGTAAAGTTGTAGAGTGGGATTCAGATTTAAGTATCTTGTATTACCAACAGGAACGTTATGGTGACTATGGTACAAACTCAACTACTGGTGGATTAGTTGCATTCTCTGGTGCAAATTCTGTAAGTGGTGCAGACTCATCTGCATCAGGAACACCAGATGCTGACGCAGATAGTGCAGTAACACTCTCTGGTGGTAACACAATTACCTTTACTGATGGATATGCAAATCCAGAATTACAACCCGATAGTGGAGACATCATATATAATGAGAACAGGTCACCTATCTCTCGGGCAACCGACCAAACAGAAGACATCAAAATCATAGTGGAATTCTAATATGGCACAAAAAACAAATCTTAACGCTGCACCTTATTACGACGACTTTAGTGAGGACAATAATTATGTTCGCACACTCTTTCGGCCTGGTTTTGCAGTTCAGGCAAGAGAACTTACTCAGTTACAGAGTCAGTTGCAGTATCAGATTGAGACACATGGTAGTCATGTTTTTAAAGAAGGTGCTGCCGTTGTTCCTGGCCAGTCTGGTATTAATAGATATTATTCACTAAAACTTGCAACACAATTTGGTGGAGAAAACGTAGACCCATCAAAATATTTTAATGAAAACACAAGAGTTATTATCACTGGTGCAACTACTGGTATTCAAGCAGAGGTTATTGGATATCAGGCAGGTAGTGCTACAGAACAACCCCTTCTTTTTATTAACTATTTAAGAGCAGGAACAGACAATGCGACTGCGGTATTTGCAGATGGCGAGAATATTACTGCTGATGTTGCAATTCAACATGATACGATTTCTTATGATGCTGATGTTGTTTCAGCAACTACTTTTACTGCAACTTCTACTGATGCAACAAGTGCAACAGGACCAGCATCTAGAACAGGTATTGCTTACTATGTTCGAGCTGGTGTTTATTTTATAAGAGGTTTTTTTGTTGCTTCTGGTAATCAACAAATTACACTTGATCCATATGATATCAATTTTAATGGATTTGTTGGTTTTGATATTACAGAGACACTAGTTACTCCAGAGGATGAATCATCACTTCTAGACAATGCACAGGGGTCTTCAAACTTTGCTGCAAAGGGTGCTCATCGTCTTCAGATTTCTCTTACTCTTGCCAAGAAAACAGCTGTAACTAATGCAAACTTCGTTCAACTTGCACAGATTAAGAATGGTTCGGTTGTTGCAATGGGTAGAGAGACAGAGTATTCTGTATTATCTCAGGAATTTGCAAGGCGCACATTTGATGAGTCTGGTAACTATACTGTTAAACCATTTCAATTTAAGGTTGAAGAGTCCGTAACTGTAAATGAAAACACGGGTAGATTTGCCGTTGGTGCAACTACAGAGGATGGTAATACCGCAAGTTCAGATTTACTTTCAATTAGAGTTTCTCCGGGCAAGGCATACGTTAATGGATATGAAATATTAAAAAATACTCCATCATTCAAGGACATCAATAAGGCTCGTGACTTTGAAACTAAGAATGCTGACATTACAGTTTTTGATACTGGTAACTATGCACTTATCACAAATATTTACAACTCACCAGACATCTCAGAAGTAACCAGTGAGGCAACTCCTTTCAAAGAGTGTCAGTTCTATGATACACGAAACTCATCTCGTGGCGCCGCAAACGGAACACTGGTTGGTGTAGGACGTTCTCGTTCTATGTCTTATCATAGTGGTACGGCGGGTGCAACTTCTTCTAACACAACCTCACAGTACAAGTTGTTCTTGTTTGACCTAAGACCATTTACAGTTCTAACTCTGAGTGGTACACCAAGTCCAACACTCACGGCAAACCACACTGATGGTGTTCTTGTTACAGGTGTAACGAGTGGTGCAACTGGTCTTGTATTTGGTGAAGGTACATCAACAACTAATGTCAACCTAACAAACGTTATCGGAACATTCTCTGCTGGTGAAAAGATTACAGCTTCAGACTCATCTGAAACGGATAGTATTGTTGAGACATCTGGTAATGTAGACATTACAATCTCATCAATCACAACATATTCATTCCAAGACTTCAAACAAATCTTTATGAATGATGCAGATGCTAACCAAGACTTCACTGCTGATATTGTTCTTGATAATCAGTTAACACTTAGTGGCACATATCGTACAGAGACAACTGGTACAGACAACCTTATTGGTGTGTCTGGTTATGATACGAGTGAAGTCAAGGTTGGTGACGTTCTAGAAATTCCTACTGGTACTGCCGGTGCAACTGAAGAAAGAATTGTTGACGGTATTACCTCAACTGCAATCTCATTTACTGCTGCACCATCAACTGATGCAATTACAACCGCAAACGTTATTCGTAAACGTGCTCAGCTAAAAGACCCAGAAAAAAATATCGCACTATTCAAACCATCACATAGAGTTGTAAAAACTCACTTAACAACTGCAAACGGTGGTGCAAGTGATACACAATTCACCATTCGCAGACAGTTCGTTGGTACAACAGATGCATCTGGTGTGGTATCCTTTACTGCTGGTACAAACGAAACCTTCAATGGTTTCACAGAAGCTGACTACACATTATCTGTTCTTGATATCGGTAGTGGTGCTACTCACGCAACTGGTGACATTGTAAGTATTGACGGTAATATTACTGGAACTGGCTCTGGTACAATTACAATTACTGACTCCAACTTCAATGCATCAAAAGTAAAACTTCTTGCAACCACAACGAAGACTTCTGTTACACAAAAGAATAAAACTGTTCAGTTGATGAAACAGGTAAAGGTAACACCAGGCACAACGGATGCATATGGTACACGCCCAACTGATAGAGATATTTCTCTTGGACGTGCAGATGCATTCAAACTTGTTGCGGTGTTTGACTCAGAAGACACATCAACAGATGCTGTTGCACCAGAACTAACCACAGGTGCAATTACTGGTACATTTACCAGAGGTGAAAAGATTACTGGTGGAACAAGTGGTGCAACAGGTAGAATTATTGACACATCATCACCATTTAGTTATGTTCTGACATCAGCAACAGACTTTGCTGTAGGTGATGTTATTACAGGTGAATCCTCTGACGCAACTGCAACAGTAAGTGCAGTGACGGCTGGTGATGTTGTTATCACCTCAGACTTCCTTCTTGATACAGGACAACGTGATAACTTCTATGACATTTCTCGTATCATCAGAAAACCAAGTGTTCCCACACCACAGGGTAGACTCCTTGTAGTTTATGACTACATGGAACATGGTACTGGTGATGTAATGACAGTTGACTCATATACTGATGTTGCAAACCAGATGGATTACGAAGACATTCCATCATATAATGCATCAAGAGTTGACCCAGATGATCCAGAACCAACAGGTCTATTTCCACTATATGAAACATACGACTTTAGACCAAGAGTTGCTGACGTTGCTGGTGCAA